GCACGATGGAATAAAGAGCTATGCTCCAAACCTGCAACACCAGTAGGAATACCAAAATAATCAGAAACTGACTGACCAGCATACCCACCAACAGGGGACTCCATAACAGGAATAGTGTAATCAGTAGAATCACCAGGATTCACTTGTTCACCATTAAACTTTTGCCAATTATCCCAAAGAAGACGCATAGGAACGGCAAAGAACTGAGTGTCCATAAACATATTATCCATAATCGGATTAATAGGCGTAGCCAAACGAGCAAAACCAGTCATATTCAAAGTAGCAGTATCACCAGGCAAAGCCTCATCACATAGAATAGGAACAAGATAGCCAGCATCAAAAGTAGTCTTCACACCATGAGTGCGGTCAAAAGAAGAACGAGGAATATCAGCACGAGGCACCTGGCTGAATGTATGTTGCATTACCGACTTCATTCGGACACCTCCAGAGGAGTCATATATTCAATAGCAACACCAAGAGAAAGATGAGTATCTTCCAACTCAATTACACCAGTAGCATCATCAAAAGTACCTAGACGGAATAAAGTATAATCCTCAGCATGCGCACAAAAATTATGATTTACATCATTAGCAGCATCACCAAAAGAACGACGAGCAACGCCGTCATTCTGCATAAAGAACGGGGGAATATAAGCGCCCGCCTTAGAATCGAAAACACTATATACATTTAATTTCATTATATATCTCTCTTTAGTAGACCCAATTGGTCATATTTAACCTTCTCACGAGCAACTAAACGCTCATAAGTATTCTCATCTGCATGATAAATGGCAGACATCTCACGCCCAAACTTTATGTAATCATAAGAAATACCATCCTCTTTTTCATATTCTCTATCATAGAACGTAGGAACAGGGTGTTTAACACCATCCAAAACCACATGGTCATGTGGGAACACATCAGAGCCATACTTTTCAAACCAAGATTTACCGATAGCAGGACGGCGCGACATAGTCGCATACTCCGGCTGTACTTGGATTAACTCACCCGTAGAAGGATCAATACGGGAATAGGGGTTCTCCAAAGAATCAGGAGAAGCATCAGAGAAAGTAACTTTTTTCATAGTATATCTAGCAACATAAGCAGCAGATTCAAAAGTAACATCTCCAACAGTAGAAAAGCCAAAAGGCCACAACTTAGAAAGAATATCAGACGTATAAATATCAACGTCATTCCTAGTGGACCACAACTCTTTATCAGGGAAATCATGCCCAAAAATACAAGCATGATAGTGGGGTCTCAAATTATCATCACCATATTCTCCACAATGGAAGAAACTTATCTTACGTCCAGCTAATCGTTTACGCAGTCGTTTCATAAACTTCTGAAAATGCGACTTATCAAGACTACCATCAGAGGGTAAATGCTCTTCATCATAGGTCAGAGTAATAAACGAGTTTGACTCGTGCATCTGGGCCTCATGTACACAACGGAGCGCCCACTCTCTAGATTTATCCAACCTACAACCAATACATTGTCTACATGGAATCTTGTATTCGCGATCATCAACCGCCGACCTAACATCGAACACCATCTTACGCTTTCCATTAGACGTAACCTCTTTAGACTTGTAACACGTAATAGGACGAAAACACGCCATTTACAACCGATAACCACCGCGCATAGGACGCGAACCACCGTTAAACTTATGACTCAAATCAGCCGTTTTCCGAAACATCTTATTAGAAGCTTTACGCTTCATCTTAAAACGCTTTTTCATAACACATCTCCCTTACGCCCCTGAAGAGGGCTTTTAATATACAAGGCAACCAAATTAGTCACCAACAAAGTCACAACATCCCAATTTTCAACAACATAAACAACAATATCCATCATCACTCCCTAGAGTCTTCATACTCTTTTTCAATATCTTTCGCTTTCTGCTTAACCATAGTAGCAATAATCTTGCGAAGCTCCAACAATTCATCATGTGAAAGATCAGAGTAATATTTGTACATATCCGAGGGCTTAAAATTAGTCACTTTTTTATCTCCTTATTTAACTAACGTTATTATAGCAAAAATTGAACAAAAAACAAGCAAAAAAACGATACTTTTTTCACTCTCTAGCACCAAAAGGTGCATACTGCCACCAAAAGGTGTCAGTGGGGACAGTTACATCAAGTAGAACAACTGTCCCACTAACGCGCTACGCTTGTTTGGCACCATCCTCAGCAACCGTTCCGGTTGCCTCCGGTGGAGCCTCATCAACGGCTGGTGGCCGTTCAGCTAAACCGAGATCATACATCTCGTCAAGATTAGACTCATCAGAGGTAAATTCAAGGAACGATGCAGGATCGTTACCAAACCTCTTACGAATAGCCGCTGGTAGCGCCATAAAGCTGCTTTCTGCAGCAAGAACAAGATTCA